GACTCGCAAAGGTCTGAGCAGAGTACTCTGAATGTAGCCTTGCATTCCTTCGGAAATCTATCTCCCTGAACATCAACTCTTGCAGCAGTTGTTCCAGTTGTTACCATACGCTCATACTTAATCTGTACCTGATCAGTAGAGTTTGTAGGGAGTGTAAGAGTAGTTCCACTAAGAACATATGTATTCTCGCCAGCAACAGGATCTGTACCAGTTGCAGCTACATACTTCTTATCAACATCAACGTTTCCGTTATCAGTTGTTCCATAAAGCTGGAATGTTCCAGCGATTGGAGCCTCTGGAAGAGTAATAGTAGTAACAGGTGCTACCGGCTTACTAGCAAGGAATATCCTTGGCATTCTTACGTTAGTACCAGTAACCTTGCTAACACCGTTCTGTGTAGCGAAAAGGTTAAGTGAGAATGTTGCATTTTCACCAGATATCTCTACAGACTTAGATGTGAAATATCTCTTAAGAAGCGCACCCTGTGCGTCTGTCTTATCCTTAGTTTCAGAAGTTGTATTGATTGAGAAATTTGAAATCTGATCAAGAACCGCGAGAACGTCGCCAGTAGACTTAGACTCAAACCAACCATCAACAACTCTATCAATAACGAGGTTATCAAAACTTGCTATCATAGTTGTATTCTCCTTTTTCTTATTTTTCTAAATTAAAAAGACACCGCTATTTTTTAGCAGTGTCACCATTACTCGGTTTAATATTCAATTTTCCACCATTAGGCGACAAAGACTCTTTGAGCGTCTTGCCACCATGACGATTATATTTTTCATCACTATAAGTCCATTGAAAATTAATCGAAGGAATTTTCGAGGTATCAACAAACCCTGACATAGAGCCTTGTAACATAGCACATGCCTGTTTTTTTCCTTGAATTTGAATCAATGACTTAGTGAATTGATACATCGTGAGATCAAATACGGTTTCATATGTATATGGAAATTCCTCAGTATTAACCAAGGAAATAATCCCATTATGAAACATTGATTCGTAGGCATCATTTTTATGCCTACTACGTTGTTTACGGTCATCCATAACAAGTATCATAGCCGTAGTTTTATTTGCGGCTTTACGACCTTTATGAACAAAACCAATCATCTCACGGACGTATTTAATCATATCTTTATATAGTTCTTCCGTAAAAATATATTGAGCCGGTTCATACTCGACTCCATTTACAGATATAGGTTCTACGTTTACAAGTACGATCTGACCATCAGTATCGTCTTCATTTTTCTTCATACTCATAGGTACTAATTTCGAAAAATCTAAATCCCCAAATACTAACTTAGTGTCTTCAACAGTAAACGACCTCACCGCCTGAATAAAAAATTGCCAATCAGACACTGTCATAAAATCAATGCCCATATCAGCAAATACAGACGGCATATCCCACGCCGCCGAACACATAATCCAAAATGTATTTAGAAATTTCTGTTCACCTGCCTCTTCGATTTCACCAAGGGTAGGTTGTCTAATTGTCAACAAATCACTAACTTTAATTGGTCTACCACGGAGTAACTTAAGCTTATCTACTTCTTCCATAACTATCGTCTCAAGTTGAAAGTCCTTCCATCAGATTTGGTTAGTGAATTTGTTGTTTTCTGTTCAAATATTAGTGTACGAGTTGAATAATCATTATCGGTAACACTCGGCTTATCAGAGATAAGCTTTAACTGATTACCGAAAAGATTGGAACCATTAAATTTATCTATTAATATTCCCGCAATAAGATCGTGCCTTGCAGCACCAATCTCAGAAACAATAGCTGTTTTTTCGTGGCAAAGAATGTAGAAGATTATCTGCTGATATTTTATATCAGGATTATATCTAGCCTCGGAATCAAAAGATATTTCGTAACAGAGATAATTCTGTACATCAGTCTGTGTTTCCGGAATTAAAAACATGGGCTTTATAATCTTCCCGAAATACTCGTCATTTTCAGCCTCAGAATCTTCTAATTCTTTATTATTAAGCAACCATATAAGAACATCATCTTCGAGGAGTTTTTGTTTAATAATCTCCTTATATCTGATATCGTCTTCATTAGGTTTCTTTTTTAAGTCTATAAGATATTGTTTCTGTTCGGGAGTAAGTTTTCTTTTTCTTTCAGCCATTACAGTACCTCCTTACAGACTCACGATTTCAAATTGTTTCTCCGCTATTATGTTGTCGCGGGTATTCTTTATAGTTAATACTTTACCCAAGTATTCTTCGTCTCCAAGGAATTTAACTTTAATAGTATTCGGAGAATCGGTTTCTAACACCTTGACCAAATCGGATACATCAGTGTCGTCTATAAGGTACGACCATTCACCCGGTGTTTGATCCACAGTATCAGTTTGAGTAGAGTAATAGGTTAAGGTAATTGTTTTATAACTACCATTTACTTTAAGGTGTGGTTTTGTGCCGGAATATGTTATCTCAGCATAATCGCCGTATTCTTGTAGCGGTGGGGTAGGAGTAGTGTTAGATGGTAAATTAGGGTCAGAATAGTAATTTGCCCACATACCAATTAGTTTCCCATTGTCATCTCTTTCAATATAATCATGATATTGGTCAAAAACATCTTGGGCGAACGTAAACAGAATATTCCCTTTATGGGCAAGACCTTCCACTTTAGTAACCCTCCATGTGATAGGTTGTGGTAAATCCGCACTTATAATGCTACGAATATTATAATACAAGGTTTTTGTTATATCATTGTATGGTAAAATAGCCTTGGTTTGATTTTCTACTGTTTCAAAACGGTATGATAACCACACGCCGCTGTTATAAGAATTCTGGCTTTGCTCAACACCCCATATTTCTTTTTTCTCTCCATTGCACATCCATTGAAATTTATATCCACAAGGTAGTATTGCCCATGTTGGAAAATCATGGTTATATAAACTCGCAGTAGCAACTACAAGCCATCTATTCCATATTCCTTTTTCGTCTTTTATATCGCAATACAAACCCGTAGGAAATTTTCCAGATACGGTATTTATAAATCGTTCCTTGTAATAAGGAACAGTGCAAGTATAAGAAGGCTTAAACATAATACGAAGGTCTACTTCATCTTTATTTAAGCTCTTGTAGCTTGACATCATGTATTTTATATCGATAGGTATTTTTGTTTTGGAACACTCTGGGTGAAGATTAGTGTTTTTATCTTTCTCATCGTCGTGTTCCCAATCATAAAAATATGCTACCATACTCGCTGGGTCATCATACCACGTATTCTCAATAATATCCTGAGCCTCATAACTATGACGCTGTCCAGTAGTATGAGTTCTCCCCACACCTAATGATTTTTTATAATCATTAAAATTCATTTGCACACCTCCTATTCGGAATGTGCAATTTTTGCACTTTGTTCATTGTTAACTGGTGCAATTTTTGCAATCTCAGCACCAGCATCAAGCACCAATTTACGATACTTAGCAAAATCAAACTCAAGCGCATCAATTGTATTATTGGCTTCTTCTAACAAACTAAGGACTAAAACCAATTCTTTTGGTTGACCAAGAAGATCATTTAATCCTGATACTCTCCACAACAGTGAAGTATTAGCTTGCTTTAAGTCTACGTCAGGAAAATTCACCTTCGTTTCCATATCTTCGGCGTAAAGCAACAAAAAGAATATTCGTTTTCTTAAATATTGTACTATCTCTGAAATCTGCATATCAGCGAATTCACCATATTTATGCGGATACATTAGCCGTTCCCTAAATAAGAATTATAAATATAACCCTTATCCCTTAACATTCCACGAACTTTGTTTTCGGCATCAGCTTTGAGTTCACGAAGCTGTGCCAAGTGATTAGCTTGGGCATAGTATTTCTGTTCCTTACTATTTGTAATCATCTGGTTAAGCAGAGTGGTAGTCTGAACCTTTGGCGTAACCCACTCTATAACAAGAGCATTACCAAGTAATTCTTCAACAAAGTTCCTATCAGAATAATCATCTATGGAAGATTTCAGAGTATATTCAATTTCGGCAATTTCATCATCTGCCGAAAATGAGTCGAATATTCTATATATATATGAATGGGACAATGCGGATTGAAGCCATTCCCGCATTTGCTCAGTTGCACTAGGCTCTGGTAGCCCAGCAAATTCATAATCACGAATCTTATTTAAGAAGCGTGAATATATATCATTATAGGAAGAGGTCATATTCACACCTCCTAAATATTAATTAGCCAGAAGTTCATTTAACAGACTAAGGTCAGTACCAAATGCCTCATCAAGTGCCTTTATTTTTCTGATACTATCAATTTCTCCAGATACAATCTGATTAACAGCTATAGACTTAAGTGATTCAACTGCACCCTTTGGAAGTTTACTAATTGCCTCCTTCATTTCATAATCAGGAAGTTCAAGTATCTCCTTAATATTCTTTGTAGCAAAATGCTCTTTGTAAAACTTACCGAGTGCCGGATATTCAGCTATAAAATCTTCATCCATAATAATGATACGTGGATTATAAATAGCCTTGTTTCTTGCAACTACAAGAGCTACGAGATCTCTATAAACAATCTCTGTTTCATAATCATAATCGACGAATGTATATTTCATATTTGTTGCTAAACCATCAACAAATAATATACCATGAGTAACAGAACGGCATCTGATACCATCATTTGGATTAAACTTTTTTGGTGTAGACTTAACTTGTGTCTGGTTTACCTCTTCAGTTTTAGTTTCTTCTGTGCTAATATTCATATTTGTTTTTGTCATTGCTTTTCTAGGCATAATATATTCTCCTTTTATTCATAACAAAGGAGAGGAATTACCCTCTCCTTAAATTGTTTTATCTTAGATATCCCAATAACCAAAATATCTACCCAGGACAACTGCGAACCCAAGTCTACGCTGTACTTCATATGTCTGAAGATCAGATACATAAAGTTCACCCTTCTCCATATGCTCAACTATTTCTGTGTCGCCCTCATCAATCATCTTAATGAATTTTCCAGCGTCACCAATAACTGGGATAATGTAAAGCTTATCTGTATCAAATACATAGTTAGTCATACTCTTATCCTTAAATCTATTAGGGATAGTAACAAGAGTTGTACCTTCATAGATACCAATATTACCAGTATTCATAACAGAATCTCTCTGATCCTTAGCTGCCCAGTTAACATCAGCCATTCCGCTGATAGCTGCAAGAGCACTCTTTGTACCCATAATAACAACTTCTGCACCATTGTTTGCAGCAGAAACTGCCTCAACGATTGCATCAAAGCTTGACTTATTTGTAGAATCAAGAGTACCAGTTCCCTTGAACTGAGCTGGGAGAGAAGTAATAGCAGAACCAAGTGCTGCGTATGTCTCTTCCTGAATCATTGCTACATAAGAACGTCCAATATTAGAAATCCATGCTGACCAATCTACATCTCCAAGGATGTATCTGTTAATATCAGCACCAATCTTAACTACCCAGAGATCTGTCTCTACAGGAATTGTTCTTCTTCCACGAAGTCTCTGGAGGATGTGATCGTGATGTGATTCTCCTGCCTTTGCGATTGAGAAGAGTGCATCCTCATCCTCAATAACGAAATCTTGTCTATCGCCATAAGCAATAGTCTTTCTGTCCACTAAGGCATTAAAGAAATCAGACTCTTTAAAGTTAACGTCTATAACTGTATCAACGGTATCCTCAATAATATCATACCAAGCTCTACCATTATCTCTAACTGCTCTACGAACAGCTTTCTTATCCTTGATATCTGTAATACCAAGCACCTGACGAGAAAAGTCGAGGATCTTAGCATTAGCTTCCTGCTTTGTAATTATTCTACCTGATTCAGCATCATAAATCTCACGACCAAGAGCTACGTCTGTCATAAGATTTGAGATTGAATCATAATCTGTATCATTAGCTGCAAATACAGCCATTACATGTTCATTAAAATTCTTAGCCATAATTTAATTTCCTCCTTTCCTCTGTTATGGTTGTACAACGTACTTTCCAGCACTGTACTTAACTGTCTTACCAACTGCAGGTGTGCCTGTAAAAGCAGCATCACTCAGAGATACAAGATCACCTAAATGAAGTTCCATTCCCTGTGTTGTATCCCCTGCGAGATTGTAGAAGAGAGCTTCATCTCTAAGTTCAGCCTCTGGATAAGGACTCTTTGGTGTGTTATAAACGAAGAAAATTTGTCCATCGAGCTTTGTAAATTCTACATAACTTCCACCCTCTGAATTATTTATTTCTCTGATTACACCTTCTACTTTATTGTCGGCTACATCAACTCTGTTATAGTTTTCAAAAGATACATAGGTGCCTTTTGTCGCTAGAACGCCATTATCCGCATTGGCATTCATTATAAGATTGATCACATGACCATACTGTCCCATAGCGGATGCTACGAATGATGGGAAAGCAATTGTATGTGTAGCGTTACGTGTTACGTCAATTGCCATAATTATTTTCTCCTTTCAAATATTTTTGACAAAAAAAATAAGCCGTGCATTAGCACGACTTTTAATATTATTTAAGCAGATATTTTTTTATTTGCTTTTGTTTGTTTTTGCTTTTTTGAAGCTATTTTCATTCCGTTTGTTCTTAATATTTTATGTACCTCTTCTGGGGTTTCACTTATTAAATTATAATCACAACTTCTTTTCAAAATTTTAGATATACTATCTTTATTAATTCCTATGATATTTGACAATTCAGATAATTCTCGAATCCCATTATTCCAACATTCTGTTATCAATGTTATATATGGTGACTGCGCATAAAAATCACAATAATCAAAATCAATAATAGATAAATCAAAAATTACTGATAATTTTGAATTAAGAATATTGTTTTTTATATACATATACCTATCTTTTTGTTTATGATAATTACAATCTATTCTAATTAAACAAACCCCATTGTCAAAAGCGATTTTATCTTTTGATAAATCAGATTCTTGTTGAATTGATACGTCTCTATAAATACCCTCGGAATGGAAAATGCCGTCCATTTCAATGAAATATTTTTTATCTTTTTCAAAATAAAAATCAAAATATTTTCCTTGTGTCCACTCACAATTAAATTCATTTACAAACTCAATTTTTAATTGTTTTAGAAGCTGAAACATAAAACGATTCGGATAACTTCCGATAGCAGAACAGTTCTTGCAAGTCAATCCATATCTACATGCATCAGCAATTCTTTTGTAAATTTTACTTCCACAAATAGGACAAACAAAATAAACTTTTTGATTTGAACCATGAGAGTATTTTTCGCCATCTTCTGGATTTAACAAATATTGAGCTATATCTGGTCTTTCTATTAATAAACAATTATTATGATTATTTAAATATTTTCCATATAACCTAAAACATTCTAAACACCCAGTCTTTTTTCTGATTCTTTCTGGAAGTTTAAAAAACATATGTTTGGGATTATTTAAACATATACATCTTATAGGAGTATGTTCATTTATGTATGGACTAATAATCTTATAACCGGCAGATTTAGCACAATCAATCAAATCATTCATTATACCAGTGCAACGATATATATTTTTATCTTGTAAACAAAATGGACACTGTTTATCACCATTATAAACATGAGATGGTATAGCAGGAAAAATATGATTTTTATTTTTTAAACATTGAAATTGAGTTTCAGATTTATAACCAATATAATCACCAATCATTTGCATAGGTATAGATTTACGTTTTAAAGAATTATTATAAGTTTCAGTAGTATATTTAATTTTATATCTGCAATCAGGACATCCACTACCATTTATTAAATTATGATATTTTGCATCCCAAATATGAGAATTATTATTTGTACAACAAACCGTAACTTTATAATTATCATGTATCTCTAAATCTATTACTTTTGCTTTACCATTTTCTTCTATCTTAATGATTTGTTCTTGGGTTAATCTTTTGCTCATTTTTTTCACCTCTATAAAATAAAAATAGGCAGAAAGATTTAAAATATTTCTTCCTACCCGTGAACCACCACAATGTCTTGTGACGAAGTATTTTTTTATATGTTTAGTATATAAAAACATAAATAATAAATCAACATACTTCACATGTATTTCACAATATAGAGGTAGAGTAGGAGAGCAATGCTATCCTATTTTCTCTTTACGGAGTTATCCACTCCACCATATTCAGTTTTTTACTTTGAAAACAATCCACCATATCTACCAGTACCCTTACCAGTTTTCTTTGATGGGTTGCCAAATTTTTTCATACCTACAGATTTCTTTTCTTCTGTAGCAGAAAATTCAATCTTATGACCCTTAGCATATTCAAGTAATATCTTGTCAGCTTCGGTTCTTACTTCATCTACAGACATAGAGAAGTGTGTTTCTTTTTCAGAAAGTTTCTTAAAAGCATCTGTATCAGCTATCTGAGCATAACACTCTTCAGCAAGTACAGCTTCTTTTTCAGGTTCTGCTTTAAATGATGCAAGTTCAGACTCAATAGCAGAGTAGTTAGCTCTCATATTCTCAAGAGATTTAATTTCATCCTCTGTGAGATACTTAGCATAAGTTTCAACTCTATCTCCAACAAGACTATATACATCTTTCTTTACAGAATAAGACTGTCTATAATGCTTGCCACCAAACCACTGATGCATCTCTACAACTTTCTTCTCTTCATCAGCATCTACAGAATAAATATCATTATCTGCATCACTGTATGTTGAATTTACTAATTCATAAAGAGCATTAAGTTTTTCCATCATAGTGGAAAATGTTTTCTTTCCATTGTCGGTATTAATAGTAAGTTCAACAGAATACTTTTTAGAACCAGCAGTATCGTCATCATCACGCTGACCAAGTGGAATTCCTGACGGTTCATCATCGTCACCACTATCATCCCCAGAGTCATCGCCCGAATCATCACCTGAATCGTCACCGCTATCACCGCCTTCACCATCATCAGCTGGTGGATTAGTAGGCGGATCAGTTGGGGTTTCTTCTTCCCCTTCTTCTTCATTATTGCCTTCGTCTACCGGATCTTCATAGTAATCAACACCATCATCAGTGCCGTCACCACCTTCTTCTCCATCAAAGACTTCCGTAGAAGGAGCATCATTGATTTCTTCTTCGACGTTTTCCTCGAAATTCTTCTTCACTAGGTCTTTACCTCCTTCCTTAGAATTTGTTTGATTTATATTAAGGTTATCTATTTTCTCAGAGAGAGCAGATAACATCTCAATAACTTTATTTTGTGAGAATACGCTATTATTCTCTACACTAAAGTCAGCTATATCAGCACGGCTTCCTAACATTCCTTCTCCAATTTCGGTACCATCATCTTCACGTCCCAAAAGGGTAGAGGCTGACAAATAGAATGCATTTAATTCAAGTTGTTTTTCTTTAGCATTAAAAGACATTTCCTCAATAACTAATTCACAACTATTCTTTGTCCAACCCTTACTTCGGATAATATCAGCGGCTTTAGTGTATTCTTCCGCAATATATCCGTATGCACAAAGATAGTCTTTATCTAGTTCATCGTCATGTTCCCAAAATGGCTTTTCTGAAGAGAACGAACCAACTTGTTTTTCTATATAATTAATCTCTTGATTACCATTCTCGTCCTCTATAATTTCCATTTCGTGAGATTTGAAGTCCCATGTCCCATCATCTAATTGATGTATTGCTGCCATAATAGGTCTATCTGCGATTGTAGCAGATGCTTTAACAGCAGCCTTGTGTGGTACAAAACTCTTGTTACGATTAAGTCCATCATGTAAGATTCTAAACTTTAATCTCATCATGCCACGATGATTATCATCAGATGATTCTTCGACTTCAAATGTAGTAGGAACTTGAACGGCTAACTGATAACCGGATTCTTTGGAACTAAATCTTGCAAAATTTGTATCCATGCAAAATTGCCACAAATCATCAACGGTAAGCATTTTCTTCTTCTTAACCATTTTAGATTCCTCTCTTTGTTAAATAATAAAAACACGGAGTGAATCTATTACAATCCACTCCGTAACCGTAATCAATACGGCTCTCTCTTTTTATATATGCCTCCAACACTTCATTAAGAAGTGCGGAGGCTCTGTCTCATATGTCTCACCGTGGTACGCTTGTATCAGAGGCGTGGTGAGAACTGTTCAATATAAAAGGATACAACAATAATTACAGTATATCTACTACATGGTTTTATATTTACCATTATAACTATTGGTTTACGTATCCAATTCCTCGCAACAACGGCAGTAATTGCAGTTTACTGCCGATTTACCCTTTGCGAGTCTCGGCGTTTTCTTTTCGGATTTCTCCTAGCTAGGGCAAGCACACCGTAACTTACGGTAAAACCTCCACATAAGAACCTAGTAAATCTTACGCTTCAACGGTTAAACTTAACTAGTGAGTAATATTCTAACCGTTACTCACGGTACGAAAATGTCACGAAAACTATATACTATTCGTGACACAATCTCAGCTCTTCCTACCAATAGGATAGGTGAGTAAGTAGATAATGCGTAGTCCCGGTGTTAACACATAACACTTACCACGACGGAGGCAGGATACTACGACTTACAATATCTGTCAGAGCGTACTCCACATGGAAGTCTGACAATCCCATGCTTCACAGCAAATCCGCCAATACCCAAGGGCGAAGAGTAGTTTAAGTGCATAACTCAGGCACAAACATTTACAAACCGACCTTTTATATTGCGGTAATCGGTCTCCGCATGGGTTCTGTTTATTTAACGTGTTTAGGTCTTTTCGTTGACCAAATATTAAAGCGACTCGGCGCGGATCTTCACCGCCATCGTGTTAGCTATAGAGAATTCGCCTCGGTTACCAACCTTAACGCCGCTTATGATAAACCACTTTTTATTTGGAAGTAGCGGAACACTTCGTTTGAATCGCTAGGAGTTTAGGTCATCCTAAAGACCACTTGTATGGGTTTAACGTCTCCATACCGACAAGTAATCCACCGTTGTAGCGTAGGTCGTGGAACACCTACCGCACCGCTCTTGGAATTTCTTTGTTGTGGGAGCTACCCACTTCATTATTTTTCCTCACACTTCGCTGCTACACTAAATGACTACTAAAGCTCTCACTTGGATTTTAAGGTGGACGAGATATCCCACCAGTAGAGTTATTGCGCATTAAGGTTACTTCGCTTACCTCGTTACTGTCGGTTGAGGGAGCCGACTCCTATAATGGATAGCTGACAACATAACACCTATTGCCGAGCTTTCATGGTATATTTAATATCCCCCACTAGGGAAAGAGGTGCTATCCGTTGTCCCCTTATATATAATTCCCACGCCACCAGACGAGCTGTGTAGAAGCGATCAAGTGCTCTGATTATTTGGTTGGGAATTAGATAACTATTTTTGTTTTATCTGGTTGATTTGGATCATTTGCATAATACCATTTAAAAAAGACGACAAATTAATGTCGTCTTAAAAATATTGTTGTATTATTTAAAAGTTACCCTTCGCTCCTTGCTCTAGAACGTTCGCCTGAATCAGACAAATCTCCTTCATCTACTTGTGGTCTTCCTTGCCCAATTTCAGAAGTATACCCATCTTCTGTACCACTTTGAGTGTATGATGAATTCAAAGGACGAAGTTTATCACTAAGACCCAACAATTCTTCCTCGACATAATTCATACAGATAGTATCTTTTTCACTAAATCCATTAAGAGTATTTATTGCTAACTTAGTTGGTAATCCATATTGACCAGACGAAAGAAGCTGTTCTCTATAGTCTGACTTTGTATATGTTGAAATTGGCATAAATCTAACCTTACAATCATCTGCACCCTCATAACTAAGCATTCTCATTACCCAAGATTGTATTTGTGGTAGAAGAGAAGATATGGCAAATTCTGTGTTAGCAATGGTAGCCATCTTAAATGCATAAGTATTATTGATGGTTGCACCATTAAGTATTTCAGCACCACCAGCCGTATTTAGTACTTGCTCTGTAGCTTTAGCAACTTTAGTAGTATCAGTTGCTTTATCATCACCAAAGCTTATTTCGTGCAATTGTCCAGGAACAATGGCAGTAGCTATATAATCTGGAATATTATCATTTAACTTATCAAAGTATGGTAAAGAAAGAGCTGGATCAATTTTCCAATCATCCACTTGCTTTGAGCCAGCTATAGTCTCTAATTCGTACCATAAAAGTTTGTACACACTCGCCGCATCCCCTGCTGCTTGAATGTCCTCAAGGTCTGCAAGATTTATAATACTATTAAATATTCCGCTCCACGGGCTTACAATTACATCCAAATCCTCAATTCTATACTTCATGCAAACCTGATATTTAGGGTCTATTATCTGCCATTTATCACCAGTACTCTGATAATTATTCCATACCTCTTCAAATACTTCAGGTAAATACTCAATTAGTTCTTGTCTATTTCTCAACCATGAAGCATCAAAAAAATAAGACAGGTCGCCTGTCATAAATTTTCCAGCTATTTTGCAATAATCTGCCGGAAGTTGCATATGAAATACACCCGTATCATCATGTAAATATATCCCATAATAAATATCTTGTACAAAACAAGTAAATATTATTGGATAAAACTCTTGTTGTAATCTCATTGCAGATACTGCATCAAGAGTATTCTGATAAGACTTTAATACTTTATCAGAGTTATTTTCCTTTACTAAATCATATTTAGGAATAATACTTCGGCAATCTAGACAAAACATTTCACTAAAGAAATGGACAATTCTATAAAACACATGAGACCTATACAGAAGGTACCAAGCTAACGCTCGCAAATTCTTTTCTTGAGATCCGATATTCTGTAAATATTGTCTTAATCTTTCTTTATCAAAAGTAGTAATTGTTTTATTATAACTCTTACCAATATCTCTTAATTGTCTAAGCATCTTATCTTTATTTTCGGTAGCAAAATTTGTAACCATATCTAAACGGTCTTTATTTTTGCTATACCAATCTTTTATTTCAGCCACTGTCGGCTGTTTAGGTGCATTCGACACCTGTGTAGTCTTTGTTCGTGCCAAGTCGCACCTCCTTTATCTGCCCACTATTTTCGCTGGGCGAATTGTTAATTTTGAAAGCAAGTCGTTTGTGTTATCTTGTGGTTTAAGACCTAGCTCTAATTGACAAGCACACCAATATGAATAGGAAATTGATGAATATCTATCCTTACGCATACCAGTTTGTTCTTTAACCTTAACCTTTCCATCCTTTACTTCACTATCAAGTTTTATTAATTCGTATTCAGCTAACGTTGTTTGTAAATATGGTGTTTTAAGTAAGGCTTGGT